CATCCACGCCCCCGCCAAGCGCGAGGCCGAGCGCATCCAGGGCCAGCTCGGCGTGGACCTGCCGGAGAACGACCGGGTGATCACCCCCTACGGCAACCGCACTGTTCGCCTCGCTGCAGCCCTGCCCGCCATCATCGGCACCTCCCTCGCTATCGGTAACGCCTACCGCCAGCCCGGTTTCGCCGCTGCTGTTCCCAGCGAGGTCGACCGCAAGCAGGCGGCTGACCCCCTGGCCGAGCTCGGGGCCCGCTACTTCCTGGGTCGCACCGGCGCCCTGCTGCCCTACGACGAATTTGTCAAGGAGCGCCCCGATGTCTCCAAGGGCGAGTACGAGGCCTACAAGGCTTACCTCTTTGGCAGCGCGTCGCCCATCAAGGCCTCCCTCGATGGCATCAATGGCCCCGAGGTCAACTTCATGGGCAAGAGCATCCCCGTGCTGACCGGCATCGCCCCCGCCATCGCCGGTGTCGTCGGTGCCCGCCGCGGCATGCGCAAGGCCATGGAGAGACTTGAGGCCAATGGCGATCAGCTCCTGGAGGCCGAAAAGGCACGCCTGGCCTACCGCGAGGCCGAGCGCCTGCAGAAATACGACGAAGGTCAGGATCAGCTCAACAGCATGTACGGCGACCGCGGCTTCGGGGATGACTACGACGGGCTGGTCAAGAGCCTCAAGAACGACTTCCAGGACATCCAGCGCAAGAACGAAGTCGAGATGCTTAAACAGACCCTCCTTGGTTCCGCCAAGTGGCTCGCGCCAACTGCCATTGGGGGGCAAACGATAGAATCGATCCGCAGGAGTATCCCCCAGGCTGAACCCATCGAAGAAGAGGTTCTGCCCAAGCCCGCCGCCAAGAAACCGGCACCTGCCCAGCCATTGCCCGTCGTTCAGCCCGTTTGACCATGTCGGCCTACACTGATTACCTCGACGGGGAAGGCAGCGGCTTCGGCGGCTCCAGCACACCCTTCAGCAAGGACTTCAACCAGCTGGGCGAGGTCGGCGCGGTCAATTCCCGCAACGCCCAGGAAGCCATGATGATGGGCGCCCAGGGGCTGACCGACACCTGGAATCGCAAGGCCCAGGTTGCTATCGCTAAGGCTCAGGCGCGCCGACAAGGTGGAGGTGGTGGCGGCCTCCTCGGTGGACTGATTTCCCTAGGCAGCTCCTTCCTGGGGCCGATCGGCGGCGCCATCGGCAAGCAGGTTGCAGGCAAGCTGTTCTGATTCGCACCGGAAACCCGCTCGCTGGGGCTAACTAGAATCGGGCCTATAGCATCGCGCCAGCCAGATGTGGCCCTTCAGTAGCTCTACCAGAAAGGCTGGTGACAGGCTTCTTCACGCAACGCCTTGGCTGAGCCAGAACAGCAGCGCGGCGACTCAGGCCATTCCCGTGGTAGATGGCAGCGGCAACGCTCAGCCCTGGGCCGCGAACCTGGCCGGAATCGCGAGCTCGCAGCCAGTAGACACCAAGGGCAACGCTTCTCCCTGGGCGGCTGGAGCACTGCCCGATCTGCTGCCCACGGTTGCGACTGCTGCGGCCCCTTCGATCGGTGGCAGAGAGGCCCTCACTAACGCCGGCCAGTTCCTCGCCAAGAACCGCGGCGCCATCCTCAAGGGCGGTGGAGCCCTCGGCGCCCTTGGCATCCTGGCGGGTGCCGCCGGCGAGCTGAACAACCCCGATGAAAGCCGCCTCAGCAACGTGGCCGGCGCCCTCGGTAGTGGCGTTGGCGGCCTCGGTGGCATGGCGACAGGTGCAGCCATCGGCAGCGCCATCGCCCCTGGAGTCGGCACCCTGATCGGTGGCGCCATCGGTGGCCTCGCTGGTGGCGGCGCCCTGTCTGGAATCGCTCGAGCAGGCGCAAGCATGTACGAAGGCCCCAACGCCGCGGAGGATCGCCGCCGCGCCATGGAGCGCCGCAACGCCATCGCCGATCTCGAAGCACGGCTGCCCATCGAGATGGAGTACGCCAGCGCCAAGGCCGCCATTGAGAACCAGATCGCCCAGCGCAATGCCGCCATCCAGAGCCAGCAGATGCTGCAGCAGGCGATGGCCCAGGGGATCATGGACCGCACCCGCATCCAGGGTCAGCAGAACCTGGCACTCACCCAGGCGCTGCAGGGCGTCATGCAGAACATCTGAGGCTGAATCATGAGCGCCTACCAGCCCGCCCCGGTCATCCTCGGCGGAGTCGCGGACTTCAATCGGGTTCGGGATAACACCTTCACCGAGGGGCTGGGCGCTATCCCCGCCGCCAATGCCCTCGCTGCCAACGCCGGCTTCCTTGAAGCCGTACGCCAGCGCGGCAACATGAAGGCCAACAAGATGACCTTCGATCTGGCCAAGATGCGCCTGGATCAGGAGGCCAAGCTCGCCCGCCGTGGCCTGGCACTCAAGCTCGCCGAGGGTTTTGGCGATGTCTTCGGCGGTGGTGGCGGTGGTGCAGGTACCGCCGGCATGGTGGCACCCATGCAGTTCGATCCCTTTGGGACCCTCAACACCATGTTCGGCCTGCGAGCCACCGCCCGCAGGGAACTGGCTGAACAGGGGCAGCGTCCCAACGTGCTGGCTGCAGATGCCGTCCAGAGGCTGCAGGGATCAGGCGGCTGATTCGGGCTTCCTAGAATAGGCGGCGAGAACGGATTTCCCGCCCGTGACTGCGACACCCACAGCAACCCCCGCGGCATCTGGTGGGTTCAATCCGCTTGAGGGATTTCAGAAGCTCTTCGGTGGCTTCAACTTCGGAGGTACTGCAGGAGCCTCGAAGGAGTACGAAGCGACCAGGGAAAGGCTCCGCCGCCTGGGAGAAGACATCCTCAAGAACCCGAACTCCAACGCCGCTCAGGCCGTCTCCCAGCTCGCCCAGTGGGATAGGGACTCCTTCGATCGCAATCGGCAGGCGGGACGGGACAGCCTCGATAACCAGATCGAGGGCTACAACCGCATCATCCCAGCGGCAGGAGCTCTGTCGGGGATCAAGACCGATTCCATCAACAGCCAGACTCGTACCCAGGGCCAGGTCGACGTCAGCAAGATCAACGCCACCCTCGGCGGATCGCAACAGATCCTGGATCGCGCTGCCACGAACAGCGTCGACCTCGCCAAGCTCCAGAACGAGTTTTCAGGCAACGTCATCGGTGAGGGCGGCCTGCGTGCCATCAACCAGGACACCCTGGCGAACAACCTGGAGATCGCCCGCATGAACCAGAGCCTCCAGCCCCGGGACATCCTTGGCCTGGTCGGCCGCATCGCGCCCCTCTTCCTCTTCCGCTGATGGCCTCCTACGCGTCCGGTTCAGGGCTTGCCCAATTCAGCAGCGATGGCCGGGGCTTCGGCCAGGGCGCCTACGACCGGGCGCGGCAGGCGGGTTGGACTGACCAGCAGATCAAGAGCGGCCTGAGCAGCTCCGGCCTCAGCGCAGGCTCTGCGGTAGCCCAGCGCCTGGGGATCTCCTCTGGCGGCGGTGGCGGCGGCTTCTCGACCATGGAGGGTTCCATGGTCAACAGCGGCATGCAGGGCCTGATGGGGCTGGCCAACAAATACGCCGGCAACTCCACCCTCTCCAACCTGGTGGTCGGCAAGATGGCCGACACCTTCAGCACCCAGGCCAACATGGGCCTGGACCTGAACTACCAGAAGGCCATGGCCGGCACCATGGCGGACATCCAGTACGGCCTTGAGAACCTGCGGGCCGGCAACGCCATGTCTCTGGTCGCCGCTGAGGGTGCCATCAACAAGGACATCGCCAAGCTCCAGTCCGAAACGGCCCTGGGCGTCGGCAAGCTCAACCTGGAGGGCAACAAGTACACAGCCGACAAGAGCCTACAGGCCACGATGTATAGCTCCGACCGGAGCCTGGATGGGGCCAAGTACGTCGCCGACGAGGCCACCCGCCGCGTCCGGGTCCAGGGCGACGAGGACCGCAAGACCCTGGGCGAGAACACCCTGCAGACCCTGCGGTTGCGCAATGACGCCCGCCGCACGATCCGCTCCCAGGGCAGCCGCTTCTATTCCTGATCTCCATGGCCAGCGCGAGCTACCCCCGCCTCCGGGCCGCGTCGGTGCCAGGCGATCACCCGGAGGTCGAGAACTTCCTGGCAACGCTGCGGGACGGCGAACGCGAGAGCTTCCTCAACTTCGCCGAACTCAGCGGCTCCAACTACGAAATCTGGATCTACGCCACCATCCTCGGCTTCTCCGGCCGCTTCGTGGAGCTGGAGCAGTGGGTCGAGGCCACCTACACCAAGGTCAATCGCCGCGACATGCTCATCGCCGAGGCCCGCTGCCTCGAGTCCGACATCGCCGACCTGCGCTCGATGGTGCAGATCGGCCGCATGGCGCCTGAGGTGGCCGCCGGTCGCATCACCGGACTGACCAAGGAGCTGCGCGGGCACCTGGCCGAGATCGAGAAGATGAGCCGCTCCACCGACCGCCGGGGGCTTGTACTGGCCGGGGCGGACCGGGCGATCCGCGAGCTCAAGGCGATCTTCCGCGGCAACGAGGAAATCATGGATGCCCTGGAACCCGCCTTTGCCTCGGTGTGGTCGGTGATCACGGAAGAAGTCTGATCGCTGCCGTACGCCCTGGCGCGCGTGAAATAGGGCAAAACCGGTAGAATCCCGGCAGAGAGAGCACCGAATGGCGGGCCTATCGGTCGCAGCCGGCAGAAGGCGCAGCGCCCAGCTCGCCGCTAAAGCCGTCAAGAAAGCCCCCGAGGTTGTCGTTGAGCCCACGCGCGAGCAGCTGCGGGCCCGCAACGACTTCGCCTATTTCTGCAAGTGCATGGGACTACCCCCTGCGGCGCACATGCGGGAGTGGCACAAGGCGTTCCTGACGGGTAAAAGCAACGAATATCTGCTCGATATAGCTGGACCGAACACAACGCTGCTCAGCCCAAGGGGTAGCGCCAAGAGTACGGTGCTTGGCTTACTCGCTGCCTGGCTAATCGGTCGCCATGCCCTAGAGAAACGCCTGTTGCGGATTCTTTATGTCTCCTACAACGTCGACGTGGCGCGCAACAAGAGCCGTGCCATCAAGCAGACCATCAGCTCCAAGGAGTACCAGGAAATCTTCCCGACCGTGCGGCTCGGTAAGGACCGCACCAGTGACGAGCTCTGGAGCATCGACTTCGATTTCGCCGGCATCAGCATCCTTGGCGAGGACGCCTTCACGGTCGCCTGCTCCGGCCTCAAGGGCACCATCACCTCCAAGCGCTCCAACCTGGTGATCATCGACGACGCCATCAAGAGCGCCGCCAGCATCGCCAACCCGGAAATCCGCCGGGAGATGGAGGCCAACTGGACCACGGTGATCGTGCCGACCATGTTCCAGGGCGCCCGCGCCATCTGCCTGGGTACCCGCTTCCACTTCGACGACCTGTTCGCCACCACCTTCACCGAGCGCAAGGGCTGGAAGGTCATCACCCAGTCCGCCATCCACTACGACGAGGACGGCAGGCCCCACTCCTACTGGCCGGGGATGTGGAGCACCAAGTACCTGCTCAAGCTCCAGGCCGATGACCCCACGGCCTTCGCGTATCAGTACCTCAACCGGGCGGTGCGCGGCGACGGCGACCTGGGGATCTCGCCGGAGCTGTTCGTGCGCGGCGATGTCCCCGACACCTACGACACCATCGGCATCGGCATTGACCTCTCGGCCGGCATGGGCGAGCGCAACGACTGGACCGTCTTCACCCTGGCGGGCCGCGTCGACGACAAGGTCTATGTGATCGACTACCGCCGCATGAAGTCCATGGGCAACCTCGAGAAGATCGAGGCCCTGTGCGAACTCTTGCTGGACTGGAACCTGCTGACCTGCAATGACCAGGGGCAGTATTTCGCGACCCACTCCCAGGTGACGATCTGGCCCGAGGCGGTTGCCTACCAGAGCAGCTTCGAGGGGGACTTCCGCCGCATTGCCCACGGCGAGATGGGGCTGCATAACCTGCGCATCTCGCCGGTCAAGGGCTTCCGCGGCGACAAGCTGGCACGGCTGCGGGGAATGATGGGCATGTTCCAGGCCCGCAAGGTGATCTTCAACCGGTACCGGGACTTCTCGGCCATGGTGGATGAGATCGTCAACTTCGGCCACTGCCCCCACGACGACTGCGCCGACTCCCTCAACATCGTCATCCAGGGCCTGATGCGCCGCGGACTGGCCCACGTGGAGTGGCACGAGTAGTAAGCCATGGCGCGCAGGCTGCCTAAACTGGTGCGATGAGCCAGACCGCAACCAAGTTCAAGAAACTGCTGGAGGCGGCCCGGACGCGCAAGGGCGACAGTGGCACCGACACCACGATCGTGGTCGGCCACCTGGCCCAGATGCGCATGTTCATGATGCGTCAGGGGCTGGAGTTTTACCCCCGGCAGGACACCTTTGGATTCCGCAAGTCATTCCTGGCGGATCTGGTGGAGGCCAACGAAATCGACATGCGCCTCGAGGGCGTGATCGATGATTTCGTGATCGACGGCAAGGGCCTCTTCTATTTCCGCCCCGTCGGCGACACCTACCGCATCCTCTGGTTCAGCCGCGACAACTACCGCGCCTACTACGACCCCCAGGGCGAGCTGGAAGAGCTCGACCTGATCTACGAGTTCGAGGTTCGCCAGGGCACCGCCATGATGCCCGTCAATCCCCACGGCGGCGCCAAGCGCTACGTGCGGCTGCGGGTCAAGCGCGACAGCATCATCGAGACGATCTCAGAGCAGAAGCCGAGCTTTGAGACGACGCCCTCGGCCTCCGGGTTCCTGGAGGGCCATACCCGCACGGTGGTCAACAGCCTGGGCTTCATCCCGGCGGTCGAGGCCTTCAATAACATGCGCTCGACCGGCACAGAGGCCACGGGCGACTTTGACTGGCTGGCCGACCATATCGTCGTCCACGATGCCCTGGTGCGGAACATCCGCAACAACATCACCTTCTACGGCAACCCGACGCTGGTCTCCTCCCGCAGCAAGCAGGACCTGGTGGAGAGCGGCGATGGCGACGCGCCGGCTCGGCCCACCATCAGCTCCCAGGCGGGGTTCTCGGGCCTGGATCGACCCTCCACCCGTGTCAGTACCCCCGGCGCCGGCGGCATCGGCGGCATGCGGGTGCCGCGCATCATCGCCAACCTGGAGGCCACGGACCGGGTCGCCTACATCACCCCCGATGCGGTTTCGGGCGACCAGAACCTCTACGCCCGCCAGTACCGGGAAGAAATCCGCGCGGCCCTGGGTGGCGTCGATGAACTGGGCATCTCATCCGGTGCCACGGCCTACGAGATCAAGAGCCTCTTCGGTCGAGCGGCCACCACGGCAGCGCGCAAGTGCCGGGGCCTGCTGACCTACGGCCTGTGCAAGCTGCTGAGCCTGATCATCTACCACGAGGAGCAGATTTTCCGCGACTCCTTTGCCGCCGCCATTGGTCTCAAGAAGCCGCCGCCGCCAATCCGCGAGCAGTTCGCCAGCGAGGAGGAGTTCATCAAGGCGATCCCCGTCTTCGAGCAGGTCAAGCAGAAGTTCGATGAGGCGGTCGAGCAGGGGATTCGCAATGCGGTCCAGAACCAGCAGCTACCGCCCGGCGTTGTTGGCCTGGTACCCGATGGCGATCGCCGCGTCGAGTGGCGCTGGAAGGGCCCCGTTTTCGAGGAGTCCACAGAGGATATACTGAACTCAAGCATTGTTGTGCGGAACCTGCAGGAGCTCGGCGTCAACAGCGTCGAGGCCCTGCGGTACCTCTTCCCCGATAAAACGGACGAAGAGCGGAGTTCCATGCTCTCGGGCTACCCCTTCCGGATGGCCCAGGCGACGCAGCAAAGCATCGGCACTTTCCTCTCGCTGATTGCCAACATGCGAGAGATTCCACACCCGCAGGCGCCGGACCTCCCGCTGCTGGCGGATCCCAAGCTCGATCTGACCCCCTACATCTATCGAGCGATCGACTTCCTCAAGAAGGAACTGACCTATGCAGGACAATACGTCGACAGCTCCGGCAGTGGCGATCCCGCCGTCCTCGATCCCATCGAGTCCGGCCGCCGCGACCTCGGCCTACCCATCAGCGCCGGCCCCGAGCGTCCCAGCTTCGTACCAGACCCAGGCGGCCCCCTCGGCCTCCTACCCGGTGGCCCAGGCTCCGGCTCCGGTGGCGTCGGCCCCGGCGGCCAACCCCTGGCAGGCGGCATTCCAGCAGCTGAGCGAAAGCCTGAACGCGCAGCCCAGCTACCAGTCCCCGGCAGCCTTCTGGCCGACGACCCAACCGGTGGCACCTACCTCGCCAGCGCCGGTTTCGGCTCCGGTCAGCTACCAGGGCAGCTACCAGGCGGCGCCTTCAACTACGGCGATCCCGACCTGGTCATCCCCACAGGCGCCGGCCTATTCCCCGGCCGTGGCCCCGCAGACCAGCCCGCAGGCCCAGCCCGAGGCGGCGCCGGCAAGCGACGCGTATCTCAGTCAGGTCAGCGACGAAAGTCTTGAGGTCCTGCAGCACTTCGGCGCTGAGGCCCCCGCGCTGCTGAACCGCTATTCCTGCGTTCTGGAGGATTCCCTCCTGAACCAGGCGCGGCAGACCTACGAGACCCAGCAGCAACTGCAGCAGCTCAACGCCGCCCTTGAGGAGGCCAAGCTGGTGATCGGCGCTGCCGCCGAGGACAACGCCGCCTATCACACCCTGCTGACGGATCCCGATCTGCTCAGCGACTACGTGATTGATTTCTACGGCCCCCAGGGTCCCTACCCCGTGGAGACCCCCCGCGATCGCCTCGCCCAGGAGGTCGCCATGGCAGAGAACGGCTACGCGCCCCGCGTGCAGCCCATCTTCCAGCGCCCCCAGCTGGACATGCCCGCTCCTGGCGTGCAGTCCGGTAATGGCGGCAGCGACTTCTGGAACGCCTTCGAGCAGGTGAGCGCCACCAACCCGGCGGCCCTCTACCAGCTGCTGAGCCAAGCCACCCCTGAGGACCTGCGCTCCCGGGTGCTGATCTCCGAGCGGCCCGTCGAATGATGGACGCCCTCGTGACCGACAACGAGGGCGCCGGCGTCTCCCCTGATCTCCAGGCAGGCGCCGGCGCCGCCGGTCCCGCCCAGATGCCGGAACCGGTGCAGGCCGTCAAGGCCCGCAACCAGGTGAACGCCGAGCGCCAGGCGGTGGCGGACGAGCGGGTGCGCAGCATTGTCGATGGCCTCAAGGTCGCGGCGCTGCAGCCCAACTCCAACGCCCTGCCCTACACCCGGGAACTGGCGAGCCATCTGCAGGAGAGTGTCGGCAATGGCGTAGCGCCGCTGCCGAACCTGCAGCGCTACCTCGAGCGCTTCTCCTGAGCGCCAGGGCGTACAGCTCTCGTTAGCATGGGGCCACGGATCGCTCCTGGCCCTGTGCGCATCGCCGGCAGCACTGATATCCCCCGTCAGCTGGTCCCTCAACTGGCGGGGGATTCCGTACGCCAGGGCTCCACCGAGGAGCGCCTGAAGACCTTTCAGGACCTCTACGAGCTGCTGCTGAGCAAGGGCTACAGCGACAACGCCGCCCAGCAGGCCGCCCAGGACATGGTGCGGGGCGAGCAGCCCATGGCGCGCAGTACGACGCGGTTTGCGGGCATCCAGGGCCTGCCGCTCCCCAGGGAGTTCTGACGTGCTTCAGGTCCATCCCGACACCTACGCCCTTGCCGTCCAGCTGATCGAGCGGGAGGAGGGCGTTGAGAGCGAGGCCTACCTGGATGCGGTCGGCGTACCCACGATCTGCGCGGGGATGACCCGCTACCCCGACGGCACCGGCGTCAAGCTCGGCGATGTCTGCAAGCCCAGCATCTGCCGCGCCCACCTGCAGCGCATGCTCCAGGCGGATTACCTGCCGGGGCTGAGCAAGATTCCAGGCTGGAGCAAGCTGGGCCCCAAGCGCCAGGCGGTGCTGTTCAGCTTTGCCTGGAACCTCACCCGCCGCGGTGATTTCTACGGCGCTGCGGGCTTCGAGACGATCACCCGGGCTTTAGCGGATGGCGCCCTGGATCCGTCGCGTTACGACCAGGTGCCGGATGCCCTGGGGCTCTATGTCTATGCGGGCAGCCGCAAGCTCGATGGCCTGATTGCCCGTCGGCGGCGGGAAGGAGAACTCTGGATGGAAGAAAGCGGCAGGAGCGCAGATGGCGTGATCGTCTTTCGCGCGATCCACGACACGGTGCTCAAGAAGGCGCCGATTGATGCCAGGTACCTCTCGGAGCTCGGCAGCAAGAAGATCCCGATGCTGGGCACCATTTCGGTAGCAAGGCTCGAGGAGATCGCCGCCGACTCCCATGCCTGGGTGGACCTGGCCTATGAAGCCGGCCGCTGGGCGATCTACCTGCCCCACTGGGAGCCCCAGGCACCGGCCAAGCCCCCGGGTAAACAGGTGGACTGGAGTGATTTCTCAGCCTCGGTGGGCAAGTACATCACCGTGGGCGAGGTGCTTCAGTACGACGCCCGCCGCCAGCCCAAACGCGGCAGCCAGGAGGAGCGGGAGATCCTGGCGATCTGCGCCGAGTTTGACAGGATCCGCGCCGCCTGGGCTCAGCCGCTGGGGGTGACCAGTGGGTATCGCCCGGAGCCCATCAACCGGGAAGTCGGCGGCGTGCCGAACTCCCAGCACGTACTCGGCAAGGCCCTGGATGTCTACCCGCTGGATGGGCGCCTGGATGCCTTCTACAACTGGATCAGCCGGCGCTGGAGTGGCGGTCTGGGCGATGGCAGAAGGAAGGGATTCGTGCATCTGGATTCGCGCGGTGGCGGCAGATTTCACCCCGATGCCAATGGGCGCCCTGCTGCCATCTGGGATTATTGAGCCCGAATGCCGTCGTTAGACTGATTTGACGGCAATCGTGTTACTGGACCATGCCCGCCATTGACAGAATCAATCGCCGGGGGATCGACGGGCGGCGCGTGCTCCTCGGTCCGGCCCGTCTCGGTAAGCCCCGTCCCCAGGGCTCTAGCAGCAGCGTCGGCAAGGCGGTGCGCATCACCGGCCCTAACGACCAGTACGAGATCACCACAAACGGCACCGGCATCAGCGCCGTGGCCTACACCGTCGTGGTCAGGCCCTATGTCGAGAACGGCATGCGGGCGTCCACCTCAAGGCTGGGGGCGATTGCACTGATCAAGCAGGTGGATGGCCTCAACACCTCCACGGCGGCGGTGACCTGCGTGGACCTCAAGCGCCATCGCTCCACCACCTCCACCACCACCCTGGGCCCCTACACGGTCAACTCCAATGACCGGCTGTGGCTCGTG